TCTCAAACGATAATAGGACCGAAGTCCTTATCAATAACATATTGTTGGTTGATAACCAGATCTTAATAAGTCAAGTTTATCTAATTCACCTGAAAGGGTGGAAATGAAGTAACCTTCGAATGGTTTTGATGAAAGTAATGATTCTTTATCTAATGGAAAGTTTAGATAGTTATCTTCAGTGATACTATTTACCTTTTTCATTGATAATTTTCATACTTTATCGAGATAGACAATCTGTGAACTTGTTGAACGTAAATTTTCAACTAGTTTATCAGGTTCATCGATTCTCATATCATTAATTGAGTCAACGAGATCAAATTCATCAGAACGTATGTTCTTTTGGATTCTTTTCTTCATTTGAAGCAATTTTTGATATAAACCATGGACTATTGGATTATACTTTAGGTTTATTTGAGGATACTCAGGATCAAAAGTTCCTAAGAATCTATCATAGTATTTCTTTAAAGATTTAGAACTCTTTTCAGCAAATACATTTAAACCTAGAGAAAAGACTCTATCTAGAAATAGATAGATATCGTCTTCTCTTGGTAGATTTAATTCAGGAATATTAACATATAGTGAGAAATAATTTCTTATTTCCTCATATGTTATTACTCGAGAATTATATCTTATCATTAAAATTGTTGAAGATATAATATATTTAAATTTAGCTTTAGAATAAAATCTATTATTAAATTTAATATTTATCATACTTTTCAACAATAGTTCTACCATGTTTCCTTTAAGGAGATGAGGAATTCTATGGATATATTCATAAACTATATTTATTATAGTTATTGGATTATTCATATTATTCATTATTCCTCTTAAAGGTAATCCAGATATCTCTCTACCTTGGTATATTCATCTCTTTGCAAATTCATATGTATTTTTAGATACATGTGTTTTTGGAATAGAAATTTCTACACCAAGTTTATTCATTATTTGAATATATTTTCTTGCTACTTTATCATGATTAATCACGATATCGTCACCAAGAATTATATATTTAGTAAAATTAGGTTGTCCACATATGTGTGCAGCCCAATGAACTACCAAATGATGAGTAAGTGTAAAGACAGCTCATGATGAGTATGCTCCCATTGGTTGTCCAACTGTATATCTATACATTTGTCCATCCTCTGATGAGTAATCCCTATCAATGAGAAGTCCCTTTCAATTACTTGCTAAATTACTATCAAATATTTTTGATAATAATTTTTCTTGTAATATAATTGGGAAACGATCTGTGGCAGAACTTAGATCTAATGATCAAAAGTTGTGTCCATATGTCTTTCCTCAATTATGGAAGGGATCCTGAGTAAAAGTCCGATCACATGGTAATTGTTTTAATTTATTTAAAATAATTTCATGGATTGGTTTGAGAATTCATTGACTATAGTAATCAACCATAGCAATAACTCTCATTTTTAATTCAGGGTCTTCCACAATAGAAAGTTTTCCTGTAGTTATAGGATTATTCTTTATAAATTTGAATGTTCGATGATCTTTTCAAACAAGTTCTAATACTGGTTTCAAAAGGTCATTTGCTTGATCCTTTAATATATTTATCATATATGTTAAGGATGAAGCTTGAATATTCATCATAAAGAATAAACCATATAACCCACTCAAAGTTGCTTTACCAAAAGGTGATGATTTATTACTAATGTAATGTAATGAATTATCATATTTCGGTAAATCAGACTTAAGATTAAAATCATTAACAAATTTATCTATAAAATAGTTTGGAATAGTATATTCCTTACCACTATATGGATTATTAATTGATGAATAATTAACCTTAGGTTTTTCTTTATTTAAAGGTTTTAAACCTCTAGTATAAGATAGTAAAGATAATAATAATCTTTTTCCATCTAAACTATTAGTTAATTCTTTTAAATATAAAAACTTTGTTGGAAAACCATCTGTTATTGAGACGAGTGATGAGTTAACATGTAAAGGTTTACCACTTAAATATCTAGTAATTGAAAGTTTAACAGCTTTCATATACTTTATAGTAAAGGGTAACCCATTATTTGTTCTCATCAAGTTAACATCATAGATAAATTTGTTTATAATAGATCTGTAACCAAATATGTTTATTAATAACCTTGTTATTAATAACAAGTTACTTTTCATGTTATTATACAAATTATGCTGTTAACAGCTTGCTTAATATAATAGCTGGTTCTGGAACCCAAAAGTTAGTAATAACTCATGGTAGAACACTCTTGGAAGGGGCTTATGGGTAAAACCATATCCTGCCTTGGATTTTATAATCCTATTATCGTTTAGAGAAATCTAA